AGGACACGACAGGCTCCTGTTGTACATTGACGCCCTTTGATGCTAAACTGGGGTTGTAAATGAGAGAGGAGATGTCATGAGTGTGACAAAAGAGTTCGCAGTCAAGATTGATACAGAGTTATCATCTTGGTATGACAAGCGCTGGGATTTAATCAGCAAGTTAGAGAGTGCTGAAGATTCAATTAAGTTTTATGAGAAGTATTACCCAACTTCAGTAGAGAAGATTCAAGAATCTATCGAAAAGGTTGCAAAGATTAAGTCAGAGATTTTCAAGGTCAATATCGAAATCAAAAAGTTAAATGCGATTTACGACCAAGACCCATGGACAAGAGCGTTCTTAGTAATCAACAGCAACGGTCATGTTCACAGTTCAATGGATTGCTCAACATGTTTCGAAACTACTCGTTACAACTGGTTAATCCAGTACAGCAACGACGATGAGAAGACAATCGTTGAGGATGCAGGTAAGGATGCTTGCACAATCTGCTATCCATCCGCTCCAGCCGATGTTTTGAATCGCCCATCAAGAATTGTTACAGCCGACAAGGTTGCAAAGGCTGCTGCAAAAGCAGAGCGCGATGCAAAGAAGGCTGCAAAGTTAGCCAAGGAAAAGGCAGATGCTCCAACAGCATCAGGCGAATTCCTTTACTTCAAGGATGGAAAATACACAGAAGTTATCAAGACAGAGCGTTCAGCGGTTACTGAATGGTTCAACCTTCAGTACGGAATCAACCACGAAATTGTCACTCACTACTACAGCGGTGAAGCACACAGCGAAGAATCTATCCAAGAACAAAAGGACAGAATCATCAAGGCTCAAGAAAAGGCAGACATTATCTGCAAGAACCTTGCTGAGAAGCACGGCGTTTCATTTGACCAGCAGTTGATAATACTGAATAATAAGTATCAGAAGAGGAGGGCATCATGATTCAAGTAGAAGAATTGATGGCGAAGATGGTCGCTGAACACAGCGAGACACTTCACCCTGCCCTTGTTCCATACTTAGAACAAAGCGATATTGGATGGGCAATGTTGCGCCATCCGCTTGTTTATCAAGTTCCATTCTTTTCAAACGGTAGCGCCAATGCTTATTTTGCACAGAAAACAAAAGCCGTAGAAAAAGCAATTGAGGACAAGAATTACAAACAATTTGTTTGGTTGTTCGAGCGTCCTTATCGAGTTGAGGCTTTCATCAAGATTGCCGACAAGTTAAGCGATACCGATTACTGGAAACTTCTCAGCGATGTGTGGATTGATACAGAAAATCAATACGCATACCTCCAAGAGTGGAAAAAGTTGTTGGCTTCAAAGCGTCCTAATCGTCACTACATGATGACCGAGGATGAGGACAACATCCAGCGAGCGCTTCCTGAGTTGGTCACTATCTATCGCGGGTGCCAAAAAGGTATCAACGAAGATGGATTGTCATGGACTTTAGATAAGTCCAAGGCAAAGTTTTTTGCCAATCGCTTTGGCAAGAAAGGAATCATCCTAGAGAGGACGGTTTCCAAGAATGACATCGTGGCAGTTCTAACAGGTCGCGGTGAGTCCGAGGTTATATGGGAGGTAAAGCAATGAAATGCCCTAGATGCGGAACAGAGCCACACACACCTATTCAAATTAAAAGAGCAGGAATGTGTCGTTGGTGCGAAAACGAGAAAAAATTAAAGGAGTCAAAATGAATTGTTACATGTGCGGTGGTCAATTAAGAATCACCATCATTAAAGGAAAAGCGTATTGCTTCCGTTGCGAGTTGGACGCTTCAATGCAGGAATACGGATTAGTTCGACCAATCAAAGAGAGGGAGGCATCATGATAGAAAAGAGACTAGCCAAAAGAGGGATTCGCTTGAGTTCCAAGGGACGACGCTGGGCAGACAATTTCGAGGGCGCGGTCATAGCGCTGGCAATCGTAGGCGTCTTTGGCATTGTGGGGTCAATAGAGACAGGACGGTGGTTCTAGTGTTAATTCCATCATGGGCTAAGTTCAAAGAGCCTCAAAAGGTCTCTGAAGCCTCTCTACGGGCTATCCGCATCGCTGAGCGGGAGAAGTTGCTGGCTGAGGAAGCCGACAAACGACGCGCTCGAAAAAAGGCTCAAGCCTTTAAGTTGAATTCTTAACCCTAGTAGGATATACTGGTTATACAAGGTCAAGAGAGGACACAAAATGGCTACAGCAACTAAAAAGGCACTAACAAAGAATCAATGCCACAACATTTATGTTGAGGCATACGAGGCAGGACTTGCAGCGGGCAAAGATGCCGATACTCCAAAGTTTGTAGTGGGTTCCCCAACTACTCCACTTGGAAGCGACATTGACTTCAACAAGAAAACTTACATTCTTGATGGTCTATGCGGATTCGCTTGGGTAACAATTTCTCCAGCGCGAGGTGCGTTTGTGAATTACCTAAAGTCCCGTGAAGTCGGTAGCAAGGGTTATTACGGCGGATACGAGATTTGGGTTCGTGAATTCGGACAGAGCGTAGACCGCAAGAGCGCTTTCGCTGGAGCATTTGCCGAGGTACTTAATAAGTACGGAATCAGTGCTTACGCTGGAAGCCGTCTCGACTAAAACTAAATAGGTTTCGCTCACCAGTTTCTTTTTGGGTTACTGGTGAGCGATTCTACATATTTGAGTCAAAGCGAGTTTATTCATTCTCGCCAAGGATGCCCATGATGCCTAACACCTTTGGCTAGGTATACCTGCTCAAATATGCTTTTCGGGTATCATTACTACTTGGGTACCCGAGTTCGGTGGGGTCGTCGCTCGTTGCGCGTCCGTCCTCTCTCAAGCGTGATTTGATGCGCCTCCACCGAACACCCAATTTTGTCCTTGACATCTATTCACATTCATCTGCTACCTTTATTTAAGGTTCGCAAAACACCTACACCTCAAAAGCGAGGTCAGTCCGATACTGACAACACAGCAGCGCTACATCCAGTAGTGACAAAGAGTTCGCTCCGAACTATGGAGGATTATGCGATTCTATGAAAAAGTTATTTCGAAACCTATTCCAGTTGCGATTCTCGTATTGGGATTCATTCTTGTAAATCCTTTCCACATTCCGCCTGACCCAGTTGCTCAAGCGGTTGAAGTGGAAGCGCCCGTATTAGTCGAGCGCACACCTGAAGCATCCAAGGTTTATGCCAAAACTCAATTGTCTAAGTTCGGATGGGACACTCCTGCTCAGTGGGAATGTTTGCACTCGCTCTGGACAAAAGAATCAAACTGGCGCCCCAATGCTTACAACAAAACACCCGTGTACCAAAAAGGTAAAGCGCTAAACGCTGGGGGTATTCCTCAGATTTTAGGACTTGACCCTGACACGACAGTTGAACGACAAATCGAACGAGGATTGATTTATCTCGAATCTCGTTATGGCTCACCCTGTACGGCGTGGCGCTTTTGGAGTTCAAACTTTTGGTACTAGCCTCGCCACATGAGTGAGGAAAACAAGAAACCTTCATTGATTGACGATGCGCTCGCTGAAATCGGGCGCATCGCCTTTCTTGACCCTGCAATCTGTACGGGCTGGGTATTAGTCTCAGAATGGATGGGCGAGGGCGAGAAAGAGTATTGGACGCTCACACTTGCCGATGAGGATAACCCTGACTGGAGACACAAAGGATTAGTTCATCACGCACTAGCAACATGGGAGGCTGACGATGACATCGGATTCAAAGATGACACAAAAGATTGAGCAAGAGCGATTATCACTTCTCGAACAATTGCTCAAAGAGCGCTTTGGAGATAAGACACGCGAAGGCTCCGCATCCATCGAATTAAATAAATAGTCTGACATAATTACAACATGGGTTTAAGTTCTTTTGTTGATGAGGCTCCGTGCCGTAACTCTGACCCATGGCTTTTTGACCAACATCAAATTGATTTAGCAATGCCCGCTTTACAAATCTGCAAAGGTTGTCCTTTCTGGCAAAACTGTAACTCTTTAGTTGAGCCTAAGAGTAATTTCTTTGATGGAGTTTGTGCTGGCAAGGTATGGCGAAATGGTCGAGTTTTGGCTAAGTTAGATTCTGCTTTCCCAAACCGTTTGATAGTTGGAGAGGAATTAGATGAAGAAACCATGGCAGTTCGAGGGAGCGAGTTGCTCGGGAGTGGAGACGGATTATTACTTCCCCGAGCAGAACAAAGTCAGTCAGGAGACTTTGTTAGCGAAAAAGATTTGTAGCACTTGTATATGGAAAACAGAATGTCTGACCTATGCGCTACATTTCAAAGTGCTTGGTATTTGGGGCGGAACAACCCTAAAACAAAGAGATGCAATGAGAAAAAAACTAAACATAATAGGTAAACCAATATCGAATGAGAGGCACAAAATATGAGCGCACCAATCACAATCACAGGGAATTTAGTTGCTGACCCTGAATTAAAGTTCACACAAAACGCAAAAGCGTTAGCAACATTCACAGTAGTTTCATCAAAGTCAGTTAAGAACGCTGACGGAACTTGGGAAAACACCGACACAACTTTTTGGGACATTAAGGCGTGGGGCAAGACCGCTGAGAATGTTGCAGATGCACTTCGTAAGGGAGTTGCCGTAGTTGTATCAGGTACAGCCGTTCAAGAATCTTGGGAAGATAAAAACACAGGGGCTAAGCGTTCAAAGATTACGGTTACAGCATGGAGCGTAGGAGCAGACCTAAAGCGCCATACCTATCATGTACCAGTAGTCGAGCGCTCAGATGCCTCATTCAATCCAACAAGCCCAGTCGCAGAGTTCGACCCATGGAGCAAGCCTCTTTCAGATGTAGCACCTTTCTAACCCATGTTGTATGCTAGGGGTTGAAAATACTCTGAAGGGGGTAGGAAATGGCATGGACTGATTACTTCGTCAGCAACATTGCTGGGTCGAAAGTAGTTGTATCTGCATTAGGTAAACCGTTTGTTTCTCATGAGATTGCTCTGCGCGAGTATGTTGAAATTGAAATGACTGAGCAACCTTATGAACTTCCATTCAAAATCGTTTTTCGTTCATTCGACCCAGTTGGCGGAGAGTTAGAAAACAGAATTTATGGATTTGCTGGTACAAAAGACATGGCTCGTAAACTTGCCATTGAGGTTACTAACTTGCGTTTGAATTCTCGCGAGTTCGTTCTTGATGGAGAATAAGGGCTAAATTCGCATAGCGCTATAATCGCTAAGTGTATAACAACTTCGTACCCGACGATGGTGTTATTTCTGTTCTCAGTAGTTTTGCCATTCAGTCCCATGAATTATTCTTGGAGTTGAAAAGGGCAGGATTTGATGAAGAGCAAGCGATTAAAATTGTTGTCGGATTAGCGCACAAAGAGTAGGCGAGAGGCACACATGGCAGAAAGACCTGACCTACAGGAGTTTGGCTCAACTGGTTTACGCCGTTCAGGTGGAACAGTTTATGAAGAATTTCTCGTCAATCTTAGAGGCATACGCGGAGCCAAAACTTTCCGCGAAATGGCAGATAACGACCCAACAATCGGGTCAATGCTTTATGCAATCGAAAAAGTTATCACCCGCCTTGAATGGCGAGTAGACCCATTTAGCGATGATTCAAAAGATGGTGATGTAAAGCCTGAAGATAAAGAAGCAGCGGTATTTATTGAATCTTGTTTACATGACATGTCTGATTCATGGGATTCAACGCTTTCACAAATTCTTTCAATGCTTGTCTTTGGTTTTTCTTACCATGAAATTGTTTACAAAATTCGCAAGGGCGATGGCGCAGACCCAAAGAAGCGCTCGAAGCATAATGATGGAAAAATTGGTTGGCGCAAACTTCCTATCCGCGCTCAAGAAACTTTGTTTCGCTGGGAGATTGATGCAGATGGTGGAATTCAAGCCATGGTGCAGGTGGACCCATCAACAGGTGGCATCCATACAATTCCAATCGATAAGGCTTTGCTTTTCCGTACAGTAACAACAAAGAACAATCCTGAAGGTCGCTCGATTCTTCGTAATGCTTACCGCCCTTGGTTCTTCAAGCGCCGCATTGAGGAAATTGAAGCAATCGGTATTGAGCGCGACTTAGCAGGTTTGCCAGTTGCCTACCTACCACCAGAATATCTTTCTGCATCGGCAACACCAGAGCAACAGCAAGTATTAGCATCAATCCAAAACATTGTTACCTCTATCAAGCGCAATGAGCAAGAGGGCATTGTTATGCCAGCGATGTATGACGATGCTGGACATAAGATGTTTGACTTGCAGTTGCTCTCATCAGGTGGCTCACGCCAGTTCGATACAGACAAGATTATCAATCGCTATGACCAGCGTATGTCTATGTCAATTCTTTCAGATTTCATTCTCCTTGGTTCAGACAGAGTTGGCTCTTACGCACTCGGCGCATCCAAGATGGATTTATGGTCAATGGCAGTTGATTCAATTGCTAAAAACATTTCAGAGGTAATGAATCAGTACGCCATTCCTCGATTGATGAAGTTGAACGGAATGGACATCGCTCGCGCTCCGTACCTAACATACGGTGAAGTAAGCCATGTTGATTTAACCGAGATTTCAGACTTCGTAACTAAGTTGGCTCAGGCTGGCGTTCTTATGCCTGACCCTAAGTTGGAAGATTATCTTCGTGAATTGGCAGGTCTACCTCCAGCAGAACACGATGGCTCAAACTTTGGTGCGCCTCCTATGCCAGAAGGTGCAGATACCGCTGGATTCGATGCGCCTCCATCATTGGAAGAAGAGTTAGATATTCCTGAAGGAGCAGAACCGCTAGACGGCGATGTGGATTAAAAATGCCAATAGTCTTTGGCGGCGACGGAAAGCGTCGTAATCCATTAACAGTAGAGGAACAGGCATTAGCCCGCGTTCTCTATGATGCTATTCGTAAAGCGAC